ATTTTTTTGAGGTGATACTATGGCAAGGCGTAAAGTCGAAACAGACGCCACTCTTACTAAAAAGAGAAAAACCCGAAAACCTATGTCAGAAGAGCAGAAGAAGGCCGCTGCAGAGCGCCTTGCGAAGGCTCGTGAAAAACGACTAAAAGAAAATCCCCCAGAATATAAATCTATTCACCCAGATGTTTTGGCAAAGGGTGACGATCATGCTTGGTCACATAAAAAAGTCAAAGAGTGGATTAAGACACAAAAAGGACTTGCGGCCGCAGAACGGGCTGCCGCACGAAAGAATGTTAAAGGTGCGTTGGCAAAACAACTTCAACATGAAGGTTATGTTCGTAATATGGAAACATACCTTAGAACAGGAATTTGGTTGGATATGTTTTGGGGCGAATACCAACAGAACAGAGTTAAGAATGTCTGTCTAGTCATGGCATACCATGAAGATGGAACACCAAAACGGAGTATCGGGACTTGGTATCCCGATTTACAGACCGAATGGACTAGAGAGATGGAAGAGGAAGATGGTTACTATGCCAGACGAAAAAGGTAAAGTCATTCAGTTTCCATTGAAACTCGATCCAAAAAATCCAGTTCATATTGATGATACTGCTTTACAGTTACACACTGATTTGAAGTTTGCAGACCATCTTACAGAAGGATTGGTTGTCAACTTAATTCACAACATGGGTGAGAATGAGGTTGATACTAGTGACCCTAACTTTATTAGAGATATTGGGTTTTTGATTGAATTGGTCAAGTCTACAGTTTATAGGGATATGGGAATTAAACATCCAATGCAAGGATTAGTAGATTTGTTTGTAGAGTCTGCACACGATGAAACACAAGGACTCTATACTAGGTTTGATATGGAAGCATTGGAAGAATTTATTGGAGATGATAAAGAATAACGCCGCTGTGGCTCAACGGTAGAGCAACTGATTTGTAATCAGTAGGTTGGAGGTTCGATTCCTTTCAGCGGCACCATGCGGGCATCGTATAATGGTAATACCTCAGATTTCCAATCTGATGCTAGGAGTTCGATTCTCCTTGCCCGCTCCAAAAATCTATTGACATTATTATTGTCATGGGTTAATATATAAAACTATGAAAATATAAGGTGAAAATACCATGATACTTGTTGACATGAACCAAGTGACCATCAGCAATTTGATGATGTCCATCGGTTCAAAACGACAGAATGATGTCGATGAAAATCTGGTTCGCCATATGGTATTGAACTCGTTGCGTATGTATCGCTCTAGGTTCAGTGAAGAGTATGGTGAGTTAGTTCTTTGTTACGATAGCAAGAAGTATTGGAGAAGAGATTTCTTCCCCAACTATAAATCTAATCGTAAGAAAGATAGAGAAGCGTCTGGACTTGATTGGACAACTATCTTTGAAACACTGAATAATATTCGTGATGAAATCAGAGACAACTTCCCATATAAAGTTCTAGAAGTAGAGGGTGCAGAGGCAGACGATTGTATTGCTGCTGTAATTGATTATGTTTCTAAAACACCATCTGCATTTGAAAATGTTCTTATCTTGTCTGGTGACAAGGATTTTATACAGTTGCAGAAACACAACTTTGTAAAACAATATTCACCAGTGCTCAAGAAGTTTGTTAATGGGCAAGACCCTCGCATATATATTAAGGAACATATATTGAAAGGCGACAGGAGTGATGGTATTCCTAACTTCTTATCGTCTGACAATACATTTGTAGATGAGTTGCGTCAACGCCCTCTTGCAAAAAAGAAACTGGAAACTTGGGTAGGCCTTGAACCAGAAGATTTTTGCTCAGAGGAAATGATGAGAAATTATCAACGCAACAAAACTTTGATTGATTTGGAATGTATTCCAAGTGACTTGAAGGATAGGATTCTTGTTGAATATGAGAAACCACCGAAAGGTGAAAGATCAAAACTACTAAATTATTTCATACAAAAGAGATTGAAAAATCTCATGAATGACATTGGAGACTTTTAATATGGCAAAAGACACATATACACCTCTACTTTCTGAGGTTCTAAAGAAAGTTCATAACGCAAAAACTAAGGATAAGAAGGTTGAACTTCTTAAAGAATATGATTGCGAACCGCTTCGTATGGTTTTGAAATCATCATTCGATCCAAATATCGTTTGGTTGATTCCAGAAGGTGAAGTTCCTTACACAGCGAATAATGCTGAAGAAGGAACTGAACATACGGTTTTGCGTAGAGAAGCAAAAAAACTATATCGTTTTATTAAAGGGGGTGATGACCAATTGCCTCAGTTCAAACGAGAAAATCTTTTCATCCAAATTTTGGAAGGATTACATTCATCTGAGGCGCAACTTCTTGTTGACGCTAAGGATAAGAAACTGCACCAAGTGTATAAAGGATTATCTGAAAATGTAGTCAAAGAAGCATTTGGTTGGACTGATAATTTTACAAGGAGTTAATATGAAAGAAAATTATCAACATTGCTTGGAAATGATACTTCACCATGAAGGTGGGTATGTGAACCATCCAAAAGACCCCGGCGGCGAAACCAATCTTGGAGTCACTAAAAGAGTCTATGAAGAATGGGGTGGAACTAAGGACATGAAAGACCTAACGGTTGAAGATGTCGCACCTATCTATGAAAAGAATTATTGGGGAAGGGTAAAAGGCGATGAACTACCTAGTGGTTTGGATCTGTGTGTGTTCGATTTCGGTGTTAATGCTGGCACTGGGCGAGCCGCTAAGTATCTACAAAATCTTGTTGGTGCCGGTGCTGATGGTGCTATTGGCCCTAACACTTTACGACAGGTAAATGCATATGTCGAAGAGAATGGTTTGGAAGAAACCATCAAGGCGTATCAAGATGCTCGACAAGGATACTATGAGCAACTTTCCACATTTGAAACCTTTGGGCGTGGTTGGACTCGCAGAGTTAAAGAAACCACAGAAGAAGCACTAAAAATGTGTTGACATTTAGTGTCCTTTCGGATACTATAAAAGAATGGTGAGGGCGACACCTCTCTCTCAACTCTCTCTCAAGTTGTTCTCACCATACCCTTTAAAGCCCTGTAAGTCGTTGATTTTACAGGGCTTTTTTTTAGCAAAAAGTGCTTGACAAGGTTGTTCTGATAACATATAATATACATATAGTTTGAGAAAAGAGGTGTTTTTATGAACTACATTGAAGTCACTGGTGGAAACAAGTTCCAGAGAGCAATCGCAGAAAAGGTTGTTCATGAGATGATTTCTGCTCTACTTCCTAGATTTCGCACTTTAGAGATTGAAGTGAAAATCAAGAAACTGACTGGCGATGCTGTTGGTTGGTGTATGATGGAAGACACTAATCGTGAGTTCACCATTGAGGTTGCAAACAACCTAACTCTTAAAGATTTCATTACTACCATTTGTCATGAGATGGTTCATGTTAAACAGTATGCTCGCAAAGAGATGGACTGTTATGGTAAGAAGTGGAAAAAGAAAACAATCCCAGAAAAAACTGACTACTATGACTTGCCTTGGGAAAAGGAAGCATATCGTATGCAAGATAAACTTGCTCAGTTGGTTTGGGATGCCGATATTCTGTAAAATAATGCTTGACAAGGTATTGACAATTTGATAATATTGCTATGTAAGGTGAGAGAAAGAGGTAAATTATGATTCTATATGGTAAGAAATTTGAAGTTGAGTTGTGGAACTGGTTGGAAGAAAAACTTGAACCTGCCACTGCTGAGGTTATTGATCAATTGGACGGGCCTTACAGAGAAGACTTTGTAACGGTTCAATACTCTGATGGTGCAGTCAAAGATATGCCTATCAGTTCTTTCGTAAAACAAATCGTGAAGGAGATTATATAATGAAACAAGTTGCTGTAATTCACACTGCTTTTGAAGATTCACCTCGCACTGTTGCGTTTGTGAATGTTCCAGATGAGTTTTCTGCTGATATGGCATTAGAGTATGCCTTTCGTAAAACACAGAACATCGAAGGTTCTTGGAGTAAACCACAAGTCTTTGAGTTCGATGGTAAGGTAATTCAGAACGGTGACTTCTCTGAAGATGTTACTGTTATGGCTTCTCTTCCTGTTGAGGGTGGAGTTGAGTATGGATTGCGTTCTACTTCTGTGAATGATCAGATGTTGTTTGGAACTACCAAGTATCGTGTTGCGTTTGCTGGTTTTGAGGAAATTGTATAATGAGTAATGCAGTAAACGACATGGTTAAAGAAGAGATCATGGATGAAGTCTTGTCTATGACAGTTGAAGAGTTGCAAAATGCTCTAGATGAAAATGAAGTTGTCGGTTTCAATCCGATTATCGACAACGCAATAACTGCTCTAGTAGAAACACTATTTGAACAAAGGAGTATATAATGGGTAGAGTAAAAGACGCACTAATGGATGTTGAAGAGTTTGTCTACAACTTCTATGATAAGGATGGACAACTCGTTAAGTCGCCTGCATACATAATTGATGCAGCGGTTCAGAAGTTCGGAATTTCTTTTGGTGAGTATGCAGAAGATGTTCTGAACGGGCCTGAGTATGATATGCGTCAGGCAGAAGCAGAGTATCGTGCTGAATTGGCATCTATAAACGAAAGGATACCGTTTTGACAATCGCAGAAATGCTTATAACAGGGTTCTTGTCAATCTCTGACCCTGCCGGTGCATCAGAATTGACTAGGGGTGAGATGGACACATTCAAACAAATGGAGTCTCAATGTCTCGCTCTAAATATTTACCACGAAGCACGAAACCAACCAAAGATTGGACAATTGGCAGTTGCATCAGTAACTATCAATCGTGTAAACGATGACCGCTTCCCGAACACAATTTGTGGAGTGGTTTACGAAGGCCCATCTCGCCCTAGTTGGAAAGATCCCAAAGTGCAGATACCTATTCGTAATCGTTGCCAGTTTAGTTGGTATTGTGATGGTCTGTCTGACATACCTAAAAATGAAGAAGAGTTTAATAACATTTATCTCTTGTCAGAACAGATCGTAAGTGGTAATATAAAGGTATTGGATGTCACAGAAGGTGCAACACATTATCATGCTGACTATGTTCGTCCGGCATGGGCATCCACTAAAACAAGAACTATTGAGATTGAAGACCATATATTTTACAGGTGGGAACGGTGAACATATTTTACTTAGATAATGATCCTGTTGTTGCTGCAAAAATGCACAACGACAAACATTGTGTAAAGATGATTGTCGAATATGCACAGTTGATGTCTACTGCACATCGTGTATTGGATGGTGAACTCTATTATGGATTGACAAAGAATGGTCGTAAGATTAAACGATGGAAACTGAATAGTAATATGGAAGACATTCTATACAAGGCGTCCCATATCAATCATCCATCTGCAATCTGGGCCCGTTCTAGTAATAACAACTACAACTGGTTATATTGTCTGTTCACTGCACTATGTGATGAATACACACATCGTTATGGTAAGGTGCATGAGACTGATAGGAAATTGAGAGATGTTCTGATAACACCTCCAATGAATATTGACACTGGTTACAAGACACAACCGCCACAGGCGATGCCCGATGATGTAAAGGTGAAAGGCGACTCTATTCTTGCTTACAAGAAATACTATATAAAGTATAAGAGTAGTTTTAACATCTATACAAGAAGGGACATCCCAACATGGTTACAGAGCGGTATATGACTATGGAAGATGTGTATAAAAGAGAAATTGCAGAAATGCAAGCACAAAACCATCATTTGTTAGTTCGTGTAAAAGAACTAAATAGTGAAGTTGAGAAACTTAAAAAACAAATTGAGGAATTGAGAAGAACTCATATTTCTTTGAGGTAAATTATGCCAACATATACATATGAAGACACCAAAACAGGTGAAATTTTTGAATTGACAATGCGAATATCTGAAAGAGATGAGTTCGTAAAAGACAACCCCCATCTAAAACAACTAATCACTGGCGCTCCAATGGTAGTCAGTGGAGTTGGAAGTGGTGGAGTAAAGCCGGGTGGTGGACTAGATGAAATTTTTTCAAAGGCAGCAGAAGCACATCCAAGTAGTCCACTTGCAGAACGGTATGGGAAAAAATCAATTAAAGAAATCAAGACTAGAGAAGTCTTGAAAAAACATAAGGTGATAGAATAATAATGGCAAGAGCAAAAGAAATTCGATTAGATAGTATGGTGTCAATTACACCAGCAACAGACAATCAAAAGAAGGCATTCCAAGATTACAAAGCAGGGAAGAACCTTTTCTTGTATGGTGCTGCTGGAACTGGTAAAACATTTATTTCTCTATATCTTGCAATGCAAGAAGTGTTAAGAAATGAAACACCATATGATACAGTTTACCTAGTTCGTAGTGCAGTTCCAACTCGTGAGATTGGTTTCTTGCCAGGCGATGAAGAAGATAAAACAGCACTATTTCAAGTGCCGTATCAAAATATGGTTAAGTTCATGTTTGAACAACCAAACGAAATTGCGTTCAGTCAGTTATACGACAAGTTGAAAAATCAAGGTTCACTGATGTTCCTTACAACTTCATTCTTGCGTGGTATTACACTGGACAACGCAATCATCATTGTTGATGAAGCACAAAATCTTAACTTCCATGAACTAGATACAATCATTACTCGTGTGGGTATGGATTCAAAAATTATGTTCTGTGGTGATTTCTTCCAAAGTGATTTACAGAAGGCAACCGAAAAAGAAGGACTTCAACGCTTTATGAAAATTCTAAGGGGGATGCAATCTTTCTCTAGTATTGAGTTTACACTAGGGGATATTGTTCGTTCTGGTATGGTTAAAGAATATTTAATTAGTAAGATTAAAACAGGAATGGAGAACGATGGCGAAAGTTAAAATGACAAATGTGATTGTCCATGAACCAATTAGAAAGAAATCATCAATTGGTGGCAATCCATCTATGATTAAAACTAGTTCTATGAACAAGTCTGCTAGAAGAAGTTATAAAAAATATAGAGGACAAGGTCGATAAATCTATTGACTTTACCTTGTAAATTGAATATAATATGTTAAAAATGTGAGGAGTAATTATGTTTACACACAAATCAGTAGAAATTCCAGAAGTATCAACTAAAACGGTAAATCGCAAAAGGTTCTATGTAGCACCAGACGGTTCACTGTATCCATCAATTACAACAGTTCTATCAGTTCGTTCAAAAGAAGGACTTGCAGAATGGCGTAAGCGTGTAGGTGAGGATGTTGCAAATTACATCTCTCGCACTGCTGCATCTCGTGGAACTAAAGTTCACCAGATGTGTGAAGACTTTCTGAACAACCATGAAGTTGTCCAAGACAGTCGTGAATTCTTGCCTTGGTGTTTGTTCTCACAACTAAAACCAGTTCTTGAGAAAAGTATAAATAATATATACGCACAGGAATGTGGACTTTGGAGTGACAAATATCAAGTTGCAGGGCGTGTTGACTGTATTGCAGAATACAACGGTGTGCCTTCAATTATTGACTTTAAGACATCTCGTTCTGAAAGAAATGACGAATATAATGAATCATACTATATTCAGGCATCTGCCTATGCAGAAATGTTTGAAGAAAGAACTGGTATTCCAGTTGAACAGATTGTTATTCTTGTGGTAACAGAAGATGGACAAGTTCAAGAGTTCATCAAGAAGAAGTATGATTACTTACCTAAACTTGTTGAAACCATCGAACAGTTTGTCTCCGAATGGGAGAAAGAAAATGATACGCAAACTGGCGGTGATTCTGCTATTCTCAGTAGCGCCACTGCATAACTTAACTGCTGAACCTGTATGGGCAAACAAACCCATGCAGTGTGCTACTTTGGATGAAGTTATAAGATTAACTAAAATTCTAGAAGAAGAACCATTCATTTATTTTGAAGGTTTATCAACTAGACCAGAAGGAACTTTCCTAACTAAGTTTCTTATAACTCTGAACAGAAAGACCAATGGATGGACATTGATTGAAATCCCAGATGAAGATCAGGCGTGTATCTTAGGTGCTGGACAGGGTGAAATAAAAATTAAAAATGATGGAATTACAACATGAATGTTATTTGGCATATCTTACTGACAGTATGTTCTGGTTCAACTTGTTTAGAACAAGATGTTCAGTGGTTTGATTCCGAAAAAGAGTGCCAAACTATGTTAGTTGAATATGTTGCAATACCAGCAGATGGTGATTGGGATACAGTGACATATGTTTGTAAA